TGGCAGACAGGATCAATTAAGACAGGAGATTTCACAGGAGCAAGCGGTGAAGGTTATTTTGTAAACACAACTAGTGGTGAAATAACTATGACTTTACCAAGTGCTAGTGCTGGAGATATTATTTCAGTTCAAGATTATAATAACACTTTTGATTCAAATAAATTTAGTGTTCAAGCAGGATCTGGAGTAAAAATTAATGGTGGAAGTGCAGCAGGTAAAGTAGAATTAGACACAGAAGGTGAAGGTTTAACTTTAGTTTATGTTGATTCAACAGTTGGTTGGAGATCAATTCATAATTCAAATTTTGCAGATCAATCTGCAACCGCATCTTTTATTACAGCAACAGGTGGAACAATAACAACAGTTTGCACAAATTATAAAGTTCACACATTTACAGGACCTGGTACATTTACAGTTTGTTCAGTTGGTAATTCACTTGGATCTAACACAGTTTCATACATGGTTGTTGCAGGTGGAGGTGGAGGTGGTCGAAACGCTGGTGGTGGTGGCGGTGGTGGAGGTTTTAGAGAAGGTAGAACCACTCAATGTACCTCTTGGACAGCTAGCCCTATAGCTTGCACTTCAGGATCTAATGCAGGCTTACCAGTATCAGCTCAAGGTTATCCAATAGCAGTTGGTGGCGGTGGAGCTGGTGGCGGTGGTTCAAATGCGGTGCAAGGAAGTACATCAAGTTTTTCAACAATATCATCAGCTGGTGGCGGACGTGCAGGATCACGAAGTGGTTTGACTGCTTCAGGTGGAGATGGAGGAAGCGGTGGAGGAGCTGCTGGCGATAATACAAGTGCTGGTTCAGGAAACACTCCCCCTACAACTCCCCCTCAAGGAAATAATGGAGGAGCTTCAGCTTCAGGAGACACCGGTGCAGGTGGTGGAGGTGCTACAGCAGCTGCAGGTAATGCTGCTTCAGGTGGCGCTGCTACACCAGGTGGTGCTGGTGGAACTACATCAATTACAGGTTCACCAGTAATGTATGCCGCTGGAGGTGGTGGAGGTGGTTATCCGTGTGGTAGTGGTAGAGAAGGTGGAAATGGTGGTGGTTCAGGTGGTGGATGTGCTACTAATTCTCCAAACAATCCTGGAAATGTAGCAGCACTAGCAGGAACGGCTAATAAAGCAACTGGTGGTGGCGGAGGAAGCAATCAATCTTCACAACATAATGGTGGAGCAGGTGGTTCTGGTGTGGTAGTAATAAGATATAGATTTCAATAGTTGAATGGTAATTAAAATTAATATATAAGGAGAAACATTATGGCACATTTTGCAAAACTAGGATCTAACAGTAAAGTTATCCAAGTCCTAACACTTGATAACAAAGATATGTTAAATGCTGATGGTGTTGAAGATGAATCAGTAGGTCAACAATATTTAGAAACACACAACAACTGGCCTGCACAAATGTGGATTCAAACATCTTACAATACAGTAAACAATACACATTCATCAGGTGATAACTCAAAAGCTTTTAGAGGAAACTACGCAGGTATAGGTTATGAATGGGACGAAGATAATCAAATCTTCTGGCCTAAAAAACCATATGCATCTTGGGTAAAAAATACTACTGATGCTAGATGGCAATCACCAATTGGTGATGCTCCAGCATTAACAGCTGAACAAGAGGCACAAAATACACCTGCAGATGAAAATACTGAAGCTACTCATGGATGGCATTATGTTTGGAATGAAGAAGACCAATCCTGGGACTTGACAGACTCTAAGGCATAAATTAAAAAGGTATGTGGTATGCAAAAGAAAGTATTATCTGAACAAGCTTTATATTATGGTGATGTGGCAATGCCTAAAGATTGGGACATTGACCGAGATAAATTACAAGAAGACATTTTAAAATCACAAGTTACAGACTCACCTTTTCCATTTTCAAGAACTTGGGATATGCTAAATACATATATCAAAGATTATATTGGTCTTGAGTATGATGTTAATCTTATTAACAAAGAAACGTGGGGCAACATGTATAAGCCTGAAAAAATTACAATTCCTTTGTTAAATATAGATCCTGTAGATTTACGTAACTCTCCAGATTTTACATTATTATATGGAGTAAATGTTAAAGATTGTATGGTTAGGATACACTATGAAGATAATAGACGTAAAGGAAGAAGCTGGGATATACCATTAATTAATAATAAATTTATAATGTTTCCATCAACAAATATGTATTACATAACAAACAATCAAAAGGATAGTTTAAATTTTGTACAGACAATAACATATGAATACATCTAATTATATTTTTATACAGGATAAGTTTTTAAATGATACGGAATGCGATAAATTAATAGATTTTTACCACAAAAATAAAGATAAAATAGTTACCGAAAACAATTATATTTTTTGTAATATGCAACCAAACAAATATTTAAGTAAAAAATTAAATAAGATTCCTTCTTTGTATATAGAAAAATATCCTGAAGCTAATATTACAGTTGACAAATGGTATTTGGAGGAGATTAGAATAAAACATTTTAAACCAAAAAATAGTTTTGAAAATTGGCATTCAGAACATCAAGTAAGCACTCCTTTAAGAATGTTAGCTCTTCAAATATATCTATCTTCACATAAATGTGGAACTAGATTTTATCGTTATAAAACTATAAAATCAGAAAAGGGAAGACTAGCTATTTGGCCCGCATATTTTACTCACACACATAAAGGACAAGTCTGTCCAGATAATTTAAATAGATTTATTTTATCTGGATATTATAGGTTAAGAAATGAATCTATCTAATTATTATTGGTATTTTAGTGGTGTATTGACACCTAAATTTTGTGATGAAGTTATAAAATATGCAAATTCACAAAAAGAAGTATTAGCCAGAACCGGTGGTTATGACAAAGAAAAATTAACAAAAGAAGATGTTAGGAATATACAGAAAAAAAGAAAGTCTGATTTAGTTTGGTTAAATGATACTTGGATATATAAAGAATTACATCCATATGTACATCAAGCAAATAAAGCAGCTGGTTGGAATTTTGATTGGGACAGATCTGAATCTTGTCAATTTACAAAATATAAATTAAATCAATATTATGATTGGCATTGTGACAGCTGGGATAAACCTTATGATAAACCAAATACACCAGATCACGGTAAGATTAGAAAACTATCTATGACTTGTCAGTTGACAGATGGTTCAGAATATAAAGGTGGTGAATTAGAATTTGATTTTAGAAACTATGACCCACATATGAGGGATGAATCAAAACATAGAATACAATGTAAAGAAATATTACCAAAAGGATCTATTATTGTATTTCCTAGTTTTATATGGCATAGAGTTAAACCAGTGACATCAGGCACAAGATACAGTCTTGTAGTATGGCATTTAGGGAGGCCTTTTAAATAATGTATATAAATAACTATTTTAACACAACCATTTGGTCAGAACAAAAACCAGAGTTTGTAAAATCTTTAAACAAAGCTTCTAACAAATATATAAAAGAAGCAAGAAACAGAGAGAAAAAATTTATAAAAAAATACGGTGACTTTGGAAGATCATATCACTCAACACCACTTACAGCTGACAATGACTTTTTAGATTTTAGAAATTACATTGGTCAAAAGTCTTGGGAGTATTTAGATCATCAAGGTTATGATATGTCACAATACACAACTATGTTTAGTGAGTTATGGGTACAAGAGTTTGCTAAAAAAGGCGGTGGTCACCATTCTGCACATATACATTGGAACCAACATGTATCAGGTTTTTATTTTTTAAAGTGCAGTGATAAAACATCTTACCCAATCTTTCACGAACCAAGAACCGGAGCAAGAGCTACTAAATTAAAAATGAAACCAGATAGAAAAGGTGTGTGGCCTGGTGAAGAACTTATAAATTTTAAACCGACACCAGGTACGTTAATTATATTTCCAGGATACTTGGAACATGAATATGCAGTAGACTTTGGTATTGAACCATTTAGATTTATACATTGGAACATACAAGCAGTGCCAAAAGAAATGGCAAAAGATGTCGTTTAAAAAAAATAAATATACAGTTATCCGTCAAGCAATATCAAAAGACCTAGCAAGTTTTGTTGCAAATTATTTTTGCATGCAAAAACAGGTTTATGATACTTGTAGAGAGCATAGATACATTTCACCATTTGAAAATATTATAGGGTATTATGAAGGTGAGAATGAACAGATTCCAAATACCTATTCTCAATATTCAAATATGGCTATGGAAACATTGTTACTTAAATGTTTACCAGATATGGAAAAAGCAACAGGATTAAAATTATATCCAGCTTATACATATGCTAGAATTTATAAAAAAGGTGATATTTTAAAAAGACACAAAGACAGATTTAGTTGTGAGATATCTACGACTATGAATTTAGGTGGTGATGATTGGCCTATATATTTAAGTCCAGATGAAAATGTAGGTGCACCCGATGGTAAGAATATTACAACGGCTAGCAAAGCAAAAGGAATTAAAGTAGATTTAAAACCAGGAGATATGCTGGTTTATTCTGGCTGTGAGCTAGAACATTGGAGAGAAAAATTTAAAGGTAAAGAATGCGTACAGGTTTTTCTGCATTATAACAATCGTAAGACTCCTGGAGCGAAGGATAACATGTTCGACAAACGTCCACATTTAGGTCTTCCTTCCTGGTTTAAACGATGATATAATTCTTAGATGGAGGCAGGGCACCACCACATACCCCCTGTCTCCTTTTAAGGATTATATTATATGTATTTTGGAGGAACACCCTTTGCAGCGTCTCCTTTTGGAGATCCCGGTTTTAACCCTAACGCTTTTGTTAATGTTACTGGTTCTAGAATAAACGAATCTACTGGATCTGTTACATTAGTTGGTAAAGCTAATTTTGCGGTAACAGGTAGTAGAGTAAATTTCTCAATAGGTAATACTACAATTATAGAAGGTGTTGGTGTTATAGTTACACCTGATGGATCGCAAGTTAATATTTCTACAGGTGATCCAACTATTGTAGCTAAAGCTGTAACTGCTATTACAGGAAGTAGAGTAAATTTAAATACAGGCACACCTACCTTTGCTTCTAAATACTCTGTAACTGGAAGTAGAGTAAATTTAAATACTGGATCACCAACTATAGTTGGAAAAGCAGTTGTTGAACCTGATGGCTCACAGGTTAATTTAAATACAGGTGATGTAACAATATCTGCAGATGCAGTAGTATCTGTAACTGGTAGTAGAATAAATCTAACAATAGGTAATGCTGATGTAGCAGCAAATGCAACAGTATCTGTAACAGGAAGTAGAACAAATTTATCTTCTGGAACAGTAACAATAACTGCAGACGCTACAGTTTTACCAACAGGATCTAGAGTAAATGTAGCTACATCAGATGTTTTAATTAGAAAATGGGATGGTATAGTGCCAGGAGTTTCAATGACTTGGGATGCTACAAGCTTCCCAACAGCGAGGTAATAAATGTATTTTGGAGGATCGTCATTTGCAGCAGCACCATTTGGAAGTTCTGGTGGTATTAGTATTAGAGCTGTAGTTACTGGTAATAGGGTTAATTTAAGTTCAGGTTCTCCAGTTATAGTTGGTAAAGCTCTTGTTGTTGTTTCAGGTAGCAGAATAAACGCAACAATTGGTAATGTTACAACTAGAGTAGATCAACAAGTGGCGGTAACAGGTAACAGAATAAACCTTGCAACAGGCACGGTAGATGTGATATCATGGAACCCGGTTCCCCCAGGGGTGAATCAAACATGGGTCCCTATTGACCCACTAAACCCATAGGAGAAATATGGCATCAAGTACGTCAAGTGATTTAAAACTAGAATTAATTACAACAGGTGAAAAGTCTGGTACCTGGGGTACAATTACAAATACAAATTTACAAATATTAGAACAAGCAGCTAGTGGTTATATTGCTGTTGATGTTGCATCAAGTGATGTAGCTTTAGCCTTATCTAACCATGCTGTATCAAATGGTAAAAATTTATATTTTAAACTTACAGGAACTTTAGCTGCAAACAGAACAGTTACTATGCCTGACTCTGCAGAAAGAGTATTTATTGTAGAGGATGGAACTGCTAGATCATCTAGTAATTATACACTAACAATTAAAACAGTATCTGGCACAGGTATTGCATTACCAATAGGATCTAAATGTCTAGTATATTCAGATGGTACAAATGTTAATTTAGGTATAAGACAAAAAGGATATTACACACCCACAACTGCATATACTGCTGTAGATGGTGATCAATTACTAATTGATACATCAGGAGGCGGTATTGGATCAGCAATTACTATAACTTTACCGGCATCACCAAGTGTAGGATCAGAAGTAACTTTTATTGATAGTGGTGCTAACTTTGCATCAAACAATCTAACCATAGCTAGAAATGGTTCTAATATTTTAGGTGCAGCCTCTAATTTAGTTGTGTCAACAAACGGCGCTGCCTTTACATTAGTATTTGTAAATGCAACAAGAGGCTGGGCATACAAAGATAAAATATAGGAGCACGG